TTAAACGGCATTAAGTTTGATGGCAAGGCTCCTGAATATGTCTTAGTCGCGCTAAACGATTACTTTGAAAGGATGAACAATGTCTAGCACAATCGGCTTTTTAATCGGCGTAGTCTTAATGATTCCATTTGTAGCTGGCCTATACTTTGTAGGTCGCCGCGAGGGATGGGATGAGGGATACCATGCTGGCAGAATGAAAGGCTCGCAAGATGCTTTTGAGATATGCCAAGCTGATTTGCAGAAAGCCAAAGACATTTTGGCAAAGTTTTGTAGTTCGATGAATTGATTATGCACTATTACCAATTTCAAATAGCTGAATATCAAATACATACTAGGCACTTAACGCCTATTCAAGATGTATGCTATAGACGATTGCTTGATTGGCAATACTTACACGAAAAACCTATACCAACCGAGCCTGAAGTTATCGCAAGGCTCACTATGCTGAACGAATGTTTAACAGACGTTGAACAAGTGTTGAACGAGTTTTTTAAATATACCGAAGATGGATGGATTAACGTAAGAGCTTACACAGAGATTGAGCTGTATAACGACAAAATCAGCAAGGCATCAATGGCTGGTAGAGCAAGCGCAGCAAAGCGTAAGAGCAACATTAAACACACGTTGAACGAACGTTTAACGACTGTTCAACCAATTAAGAATAAAGAATTATCAATAACTAATAATATTAAAGGCTGTCGCCTGCCCAATTCATGGGTTGCTCCTAGAGAGTATTTAGACTTTTGTTTAACAGAAAGGCCAGACTTAGACCCATTTAAAATAGCCGAGATGTTTAAAGACTATTGGTGTGGTCTAGCTGGTAGCAAAGCTGTTAAAACAGACTGGCTTGCTACATGGCGCAATTGGGTAAGAAGGCAAGAGAAAAACAAATCAAGTTATAAAAACAAAAGCAACGTTGTGACAGATGAACAATTTGAAGTATGGTTAAATAGCGAGGTAAACGATGCAAGACTTAAATAAAAAACAATTTTGGACTATGGTCAATGTTGCAATGGAATTAACAAATCACCCGCCATTAAGCAAAGAGGCCATTATTACTTGGTGGCATATGTTAGCTAAATACGAATATGCAGACGTTGAAAATGCGCTTGATAAATGGGTAAAAGAGATGGCTAAACCGCCAACACCTAGCGATATATTAAAACTATGCCAGCACAAAGTAACAATACATGCAAGATTGCCCAGCTCATTAAGCAAGCAAGCTAATCAAGGATATGCAAAAGAAGTAGTGGAATTTGTAGCAAAGCAACCGAAGTCAGAAAAAGATTACAAGCAATGGGCGCGTGACTTGATTAGTGGTAAAAAGATAAGCAACCATCCTGAAATAGCAATACCAATAGCAAAGGCGGCATTGACATGAACTTATTTGAAAATCAAGAAAAAGATGTTGTTATAAAAAAATCAACTACTTTCGAAAAAACAGATAGAAATAATTTTATTTGTAAAATGTATGATATTTCATTTAATGAAATTAAAGATGAATTTATTGCAAATTTTAATGTTGATTTCGAGTGGAATATAGGGCTAATTGTTGGACAGAGTGGTACAGGGAAAACAACAATAGCTAAAGAAAAATTCAATGATTTTTATTTATTTAAAGAACATTATTGGGATGCAACTAAATCAATTGTAGATAATTTTAATAATGAATTGTCTTGTGAAAAAATAATTGAATCTTTAACAAAAGTAGGATTTTCTAGCCCTTTAAATTGGCTAAAGCCTTATCATTTGCTTTCTAATGGTCAAAAAATGAGAGTAGATTTAGCAAGATTACTTTTAGAAAACACTAAAACTGTGATATTTGATGAATTTACAAGTGTTGTTGATAGAGATGTTGCAAAAATAACATCTTTGGCAGTTAGCGACTTTATAAGAAAAAACAACTACAAGTTTATTGCTGTATCTTGTCACAGTGATATTATAGAATGGTTACGCCCAGACTGGGTTTTTAATACAAATACAAAAAAATTTAATAGGGGGTTGCTTTGGCAACGACCAGAGCTTGAGTTTAAACTTAGAACAGCAAAAATTGATGAATGGAAGACATTTTCAAACTATCATTATTTAACACATGAAATACAGCAAGGGAGTGATTGTTATATTTTAGATTATAAAAATAGTGCAATAGCGTTTGTGGCAGTTACGCACTTCCCGCATCCAAAAGTAGCTAATTTTAAAAAAATACACAGAATGGTAGTATTGCCAGATTATCAAGGTATTGGGATAGGTAAGAAATTATTAAATGAAATATCTGAAATTTATTATAAACAAGATTACAGAGTTTTAATAACAACAGGCGCATTAAGTTTTATTAATAGTCTAGCAAAAGAAAAATATTGGAAATTAACTAGAAAATTGGGAAAAGTTGGAGAGAGTAATGGTGTTATGAAAGGGAAAACATCCATGAATAGAGAAACTGCAAGTTTTGAATATAAAGAAAACGAAACAAAAACAATGAATGATTTAATTTCAAACTATAATTTATTCTAATACGCAGCCTTACCCATATTACCAATATGCGAACAGTGCTTGATGCAGAGGTTTAACGAGGTGGAGATGGTGCAATGAATCACTTAAGTTTATTCAGCGGCATAGGCGGAATAGATTTAGCAGCTCATTGGGATGGTGCAATCGCTTTCGCACATGAAGCATTGGCGGCTAAGGCGTGAATAGATTTTATTTTTTATTAAATCTTGCGTTTAAGAAACGCGCTACTCGTTGGGAGGATATATGACGGAAGAACAAAGACGTTATGAAGGCGCAATTAGTATAGCTCAAGAAATATTAGCAACCGATGTTGAGTTCAGAGGAAACCTGTTTCTTGAAGTTTCAATACTACTTAGAAAATACTCACAATATAGCACTGCTCACCATATCGAAGAGCTAGCGCATACATATGGGATTAAGGCATAGTAGATTATATGAAAACTGTTACAGAAATTGCTAATCAGCATCAACCAACAATTAGAGATTACATAGTAGATATTGACCACGCATGGTATTTAGCTTGCAGGCAAATAATTGATAGATATGTTGCCCCTAATATGTATGCAAACGCAATGGAAATGTTAGAAGTTGCCCACATGCATGAGAATCATAGGACAAGTTATGAATAACTTTGAAACTTTGCAGGAATATGCATTAAGACATGGAGTTGATATTAATGAGCGCTTTAAAGAAATTGAGGCAGATTTAAAACGCTATGAGTGGATACGCAAAAACCTATACATGCACATTGGAAACGCATTGGGTTGGGGATACTACCCAAGCATTGATGACAAAGTAGCTTACGACCATGCTATAGACGCAGCTATGGAAAAGCTCGGCACTGTTTAAGATGCCACGATGCAACGCCAAGCCCATAACTCGAATGAACAAAAATGACTTGCCGCGACTGTTCATCTAACTCTGCTAGCTACAGCACCAACTGCCGTAATTGCATGTTGCGCTGGCACAAACGATTGACCGATGAGAGCCACAAGAAAATGTTAGCAGATGCAATGAAAGAGAAGTTTAAAGGAGGACGAGATGATTAAAGTTGGTGATTTGATGATGGTGGTTAAGCCTATGCCTTGTTGTGGGAAATCTGGCATTTTGGGGATTCCGTTTATAGTTAAAAATATATATATACCGACAAAGCCTTATTGTGTGCATTGTAATAGCGATATACCAATAGAGCCATCAACAAAACTTAATAGTGGTAACAGTGTTGCATTATACCGCCTAATCAAAATAGACCCACCAGCACTACAAGATGAAACCACCACAGAGAAAGAGTTAGCGCTGTGAACGGATTTGAATATGACTTAACGCACTCTAACCGAGTAGGCTTAAACGCACGTTTAGACGCTTTAGACACGACAGCTACAATTTGGCATGTGAGCGTTAAGCCTAAGAAAAGTAAACGCTCCACAGAGCAGAATAGTCGCTTATGGGCATTGTATAGTGGTATTGCTAAACATATCGGCATTGACCCTGATGAAGTGCATCAATTAATGGGCTTTAAGTTTCTACGGTATCAAAAATATGTTGGCGACAAGATAGAGGAGTTTATTAAAAGCACAACTAAACTTAACACAGCCGAGATGACAGAGTATCAGGAAAGCATTGAACGATGGGCAGAACAAGGCGGATTTTATTTTGATGATAGAGGATATTAAATGACTAACTTAGCCGCATACAATAACCAAATGAAAATCAATAAGCGTTTACGCTACAATACGATATTGGAAGGCATGAGAGAACCAAAGACATGCCAGCAACTTGAGAAAGACTTAAACGCAACACGCAATTATTACAACCATGCTGTCACACAACTTGCCGATGCTGGTTATATAAAACGTGTAGGGAAGACGCATAAAGCGAATATATGGCAAGCTGTGACGTTTGATTATCGCGAGGATGATGTTGACTATAACGCCAAGCTAAAACAAAAAGCTATTGACGCTGTAACTCCTGCCATAACAGGCATATATCGGCATGACCCTAATTCACCCGCAAACGTGTTAAAATATCAAATGCAATCACAACAAGCACGGTTAGAGCGTAAATCTGCTAAGATACATGTTGGCATATCACCTATTTATAATGAAGCCTAAAAAGTGTAAACAGTGTAAGATATTATTTACACCAACTAAGCAATTACAGTTTATTTGTGGCTTTGAATGTGCTAAAAACTACGCATTGGATTTAAAGGCTAAACGTGATAAAAAAGAAACTAAAGAGAAGTTGGACAAACTAAAGACCAAAAGCCAATGGTTAAAAGAAGCACAAACTATATTCAACCAATTTATAAGGCTAAGAGATGGCAATTACCCATGTATTAGTTGTAACAGATGGCACACAGGGCAGTACCACGCTGGACATTATAGAAGTGTTGGAAGCGCTCCACATCTCAGATTCAACGAGTTTAATTGTCACAGACAATGTTCAGTCTGCAATAACCATCTTAGCGGCAACCAAATCAACTACAGACAAGGACTTATACTCAAAATCGGACTATCGGAAGTTGAACGCTTAGAATCTGACAATGAGCCAAAAAAGTATACAATAGATGATATTAAGCAAATTAAACTTAATTACAAGCAAAAGATAAAAGAGTATGAAACCAATAAGAACGTCACTTAGCTTTTTATCTACAGCTAAAAACGAGGATGAGTTGCACGAGATTAAGCGCAAGGCATGGGTAAACGGTAAAGACTTAGTTGTAATGAATAGCCAAGCCGAGCATCTAAGCAATATTGAGCGCATATTCATTGAAGCATTAGGTCAAAAACTATATGGGAAGCCACATGGATGAGAATAGACTGTTAGATATATTGGATATGTGGGCTGATTGGATGCACGCCTATGCTGAAAAGCTAGGCTATCCTAGTAAGTCAATATTACTGCAAGGCGGTGGCGTGGAGTTTGGGCAAGGCTTTGAGATTATGTGCGAGGATGGTGATGAAACCATGTGTTTTGCAATAGATGCGGCTATAGACAGTTTAACCAAACCACAGATACAAGCCATAAACGCACGCTACCTACATTCAAACAAGCCTAAAGACTATGAGATACACTTAGCAGATGCAATCGCAAAATTAATCATACTATGCAATAAAAAACACCTTGTTTAACTATTGACATGAACTTATATAAGCAATTACAATCATACGCAGGGGATAATTGCGCCTATAGAATATATATACGCCGTTCCTGCCAAGCAGATGCTAATAACGTTTAACGCATCGCCCGCCTATAGGAACTTGGAGTAA